TAGCACAACTAGTAATGATTCCGGTTGTTCATTTTAGGGCTGTTCAGACTAGCGAGGAAAAGATTTATATGCACCCCATGACCATTAGCAATAGAGGTTCAGGCGCGCTAGGGAGTACCGATGGATAAAAGTACACAGGTAGTTATGTTTTCATCAAAAACTGGTGAATGGGCAACACCTCAAGATTTTTTTGACAAACTAAATTGGAGATTTGGCATCTTTACACTTGACCCATGCGCAAGCCCGGTTAATGCAAAGTGTGCTAACTTTTTCACCGAAGCTGAGGATGGTCTAGCTAAAAGCTGGGAGGGCTTTAATTCTTTTATTAATCCCCCATATGGCCGCGGCATCGAGAAGTGGATAAAGAAGGCTTATGAAGAGTCGCGTAAGGAAGAAACTAGTGTTACCATGTTAATCCCCGCGCGCACCGACACTAAATACTGGCACCAATATATTATGAAGGCCGATGAAGTATACTTTGTGAAGGGTCGATTAAAATTTGGGGACAGTAAAAATTCTGCCCCCTTTCCGTCTGCCGTCGTCGTTTTTGACGGCACAAACCGACAACAAATTTTTGGTACAATTAACAGATAAGGAGAAATAATTGTGACACATGAAACAATAGCAGCCGCACTGCACAATCTGCAGGCACAAATTAATGAAGTTAAGGGTCTCCTGAAAGACACGGCCAAGCAGCCGGCAAAAGACGAGACCGCAGGTAATATTATAAAATACTCTATTCGGCTCGCCCAATTAGAGGGAGCGTTTATTACTCTCCAGGAGCACGCCCCAGCATTAGTACAAGTCGCGAACCAGTATCCGCTTCCGCCTCTGCCGGAACCACCCCCCATCGCGGAAGAGGATCCTGAGCCATTGATTATAACCGAGGGGGTGTCTAAGACACATGACCGCGTAGCAAAGATCCATGCCGACACTGCCGCAGCCAAAGAGAAGGCGGAAGAGTGAATCGACGCGAAAGACGAGCTATGGAAAAAAGCATGGGCACCTCGGGTACCCAGGAGATTGCTGATAAAGTAGCTCAGTTTGGCAAGCTACCTCAAAAATGCGATGCTTGCCGAGAACCGTTTGACAAGCAGGATAAAGATATGCTACAATCATGGAGCGTTGTAGTCAAGCAGGAAACTGTGAGGCTATTCTGCCCACACTGCATAAGAAAGACACAGGAGGCTTTAGAAAATGTCAGTAAAGAAAATATCGAAACAAGCACTGGATAAGATACTGGCTGGTAAAGTTCGAGAGCCAGCAACATGTGTTATCAAGTTTTATTCTAACACTTGCGACCTTTGCCATAACCTACAAGAGTATTACGAAGCTATTGCAGAAAAGGAAGAGCTTGCAGACGTCCACTTTTTTGCTTTTAACATAGACGAGCACCCTACGATTGAAAAAACACTTGGCTTTAATGGGGTACCCACAATATCCCTAATGAAGGTAGGGGTCCCTCAACCAAGAATTCGAATTTTGCAAGACCCTGACGATCCACATAAATTAACGTGGTATCGCAGTTCCGAAATTATTGAATTTATTGAAAGGGAGAGATGATGAAACGTTCTTTAGCTTACGATGATGTGTTGTTGGTCCCACAATATTCAGATATCAGATCCAGAAGCGAGATAGAAACAAACACAGACCTCGGGAACGGCTTGATCTTGGGGCTTCCGCTACTTTCTTCACCAATGGATACAATTTCTGAGAAAGACATGGCTGTTAGCTTAGCCAAATCCGGCGCATGTTCAGTGGTCCATCGCTACAATACGATTGAACAACAAACAGTAATGGTGTCAAGCGCCCTGGAAGAACTAAAAGAGGGAGGTCATGTCGGCGCCGCTATTGGAATTAGTGGAGATTTTCTCAACCGCGCATCCGTTATGCGCGCAATCGGAGCCAGTTTTATATGTGTTGACGTAGCTCATGGCCACCATATTCTAATGAAGGAGGCGCTCCAGGCCCTGCGCACAGCGCTCGGAGACGACATTCACATTATGGCAGGAAACGTAGCAACTCTGCAGGGCATTAATGACCTAGCAGACTGGGGAGCCAACTCTGTTCGCTGCAATATCGGCGGTGGGTCCATTTGCTCTACTAGAATTCAGACCGGACATGGCATGCCCGGACTAGAAACTATCTTTGAGTGTGCCAAGACCGATAGGGATGTAACGATTATCGCCGATGGGGGTATTAAGAACTCTGGGGATATAGTTAAAGCCTTGGCTGCCGGCGCCGACGCAGTAATGGTCGGCTCTATGCTGGCAGGAACTGACGAGACGCCGGGGAACATGCTTCAGGACTCCGATGGTAACAAGTGGAAAGTATACCGCGGCATGGCAAGCAAGGAAGCTCAAATGGACTGGAGAGGCAGGTACTCTTCTTTTGAGGGTGTAGCTACAAGGGTTCCTTATCGTGGGCCTGTCGAGGCTATCTTAGAAGACATAGAGCGAGGTATTAGATCTGGCTTCTCGTATTCAGGAGCCCGAACATTATCTGAATTGCACAGCAACGCACAGTTTGTTTCACAAACATCGTCTGGGCTATCCGAAAGCCGCACCCACATCATGGGAAGGAATTGGTAGTGAGTGAAATAGACTATGGAAAGCTAACTAAGAGGATCGTGTTCACAGAGACCGACCATCGCCACGCACAGCTTATAGTTAGACTAAAACATGACAATCTTAAACAATCAGATTTTTTTCGTTCGCTGATGACAGGCTATATTGAACAGGATGAGCGCATCCAATCCTATGTTGAAGAGGTATCTCAGCAATCACAGAAAAAGGTAGTCAAGTCACGTAAACTTCGGGTCAAAGGACGAGAAGCCAAGAAGAGCATGGGGTTATCGAGTGATGATATAGGTGACATTTTTGACCTTATAGCAGAGGAGCACCCAGAACTATGAAAGACGGACTCAAAGCATGTTCACGTATCTGCAGGGACACCCAGAAAGAGTGCCCAGAGAAAGAGTGCAGAATGTGGATTGACTTCCCACAAGAATATAATTGCTGTTTAATCTCTATTCACGAAAATGGCTGTATGACACTCAGAGAGGTGGGCGAAAGGTTACATATATCTTTCGCAAGAGTAAAACAAATTGAATCAGATGCCCTCAAGAAGATTAGAAAACGCGAAGGCGTGAGAGAATAATGAAACCTTGCAGGGTTTTAACAAAAAGAAACACTATTTATACATGAGTTTAAGGAATATTCAAAGGAGAATTATATAATGGCTCGTAAAACTTTACTAACAGAGAATGAGCTTCGCCAATTTATGAAGCTTGCTAACTTGACCCCAATCGGGCAAGTCAAGCTTACAGAACTTGGTTATAATGACCTTGGAGAAGAGATGGCACCCCCCGAAGAGCTTGAGGATTATGCAGCCGATGATTTGGCTGATGATAGTCTTGAGGGCGATGAGGAAGCTGCCAACGATGAGATGGAGGCGGATATGGAAATGGGTGCCGACATGGAAGAGCCTGCTCCTGCAGGTGGCGCTGGCATGGTGGCCGTCGATGATTTCATGGCTGCCCTTGAGTCGGCTCTTGAAGACGTATTAGGCGAGCCAGTCTCGACTGAGATGGATGATGAGCCGGGCCCCGAGGATGACTTAGAAGGCGGCGAGATGGACATGGAAATGGACGTCGAAGCTGGACCAGAAGAGCTTGACGTTACCGCATCCGCCGAAGAGGAAGAACTTCCTGGTATGCGCGATATGTACGAAGGCAAAAGCCAAGAAGATATCGTTAACGAGGTTGCACGTCGTGTGGCTGCGAGGCTTCAGAAGGAAAACGATAAGTCAAAAATGGTTGACCATTTAGCTGAGCGAATCCTTAAGAGATTAACAAAGTAACTTGACACTTAGTTTACTATAAGTTATAATTTAACCACTGGTAAACGCCGGTGGTTATTTATATGGAGAGACATGAATTGGGTATTGTATGGGTTGTTGTTTGTATTCGGGTATGTAACCTGTCAGACATTTTATTTTCTTAAGAG